CTTCCGCGCCGCTGAAGCCGTTCATCTGGCAGAAGCGCACGAATGTCGAATTCACATCCGTCGACGCTGAAGGAAACGCATCTGCGACAGTAGTCTTCATGAAGGACGAATATCTGTTCGGCACACGTCATCGCGGAAATGCAGGCTTTGGCATGTGGCAACTGGCCTATGCGTCAAAAGCCCCGCTGACTGCCGAGAATGTCGCCCGCGCCCGTGAAATCATGGAAGGCTACGTCGACAATGAAGGCGAAGAACTTGGCGTGTCGCCGAATGTTCTTCTGGTCGGACGGTCAAACCGCGTTGCCGGTGATAAGATTGTGAACGCGAAGGAAGTGCCGGTCGTGCAGGCTGATGATTCCATCGTCAAAGAACACAACCCATTGCAGGGCGCGTTCAAACTCATGGTCGCACCGCGTCTGAAATAGGGGGCTGGCATGGCTAAACTAACCATCATTGCAGCTGTGTCCGGTTCCTACCGGCGCGGCGGCCTGGACCTTTCCAGCGGCAGAACTGTCGTGATCGATGAAAAGGAAATCAGCAAATCACAGATGAAGTCTTTGAAAGCTGACCCGCGTGTCACGGTCACGGAAGCCAAAGCTGGCGACAAATCCAAAGTCGCAGCGGATGAAAAGCGGATTGGGAAGGAACTGAAGGACGCGAAGGCAGAAGCCACGCAAATTTTGAAGCCTTTTAAAGACGCCTTAGCCGCCGCGAAAAAAGCTGGCGGCAATAAGAAAACGCCGGAGCAAATCGACGCCATCAAGGCGGCGAAGGCAGACCTTGAAACAGCCCAGGCTGTTCATGATGACGCTGTGAACGAAGCTGAAGCGGCTGCTGCTGATGAACGCAAGCAGCTGGGACTAGGCGCGAAGTAAGAACATCGCGCCGTAGTTTTGCCGCGTTAAAGCGGCGCGCTGCCCATCCTGGTCACCCAGGGGACGGGGGACGGCGGGCCAGGTCATCCATATCCGCCTGGTCCGCCATTTTAATACCAAAGGGGAAGATGACGCGCCCCGATTACAGAATGGCCGGTGATGTAGGGCTTAGGGCGGCATCACCAGTCCCGTCATCCAGGCAGGTGGAAGGCCTGCGCACTTGAAATGAATTGGAGACTTTATGAGTGAACGATATATATGCTACGCCAAAATTTTGGCGAAAGAAGTGACCTTCCCAGACCCTGATGGTGATGGAACGGTCGAAGCTGTCAAAGGCGAAATCCGCCTGATGATTCGCGATGATGCGAAAGCCTTTGAAGTTGAAGGTGGCGTCAAAATTTTATCTGATGACGAAGTCAAAGCTGCGGGGCTTGACTAATATGTATGCGTCCCGTTCAGACATCACAGAAAAATATGGCAGTGATGCCCTATATCCTGCTGCTGGTTCGGACGGGACCATCAATGATGCCACAGTCACAAAAGCCTTAGAAGCTGCGACATCGAAAATTAACAGCTATCTAAGCACCAGACATGTGCTGCCTTTGCCAGTTGTTCCTGGCATCCTAAAAACAAGCTGCATCGACATCGCAATTTATGAAATGTCGAACACGGCAGACACGCTGACTGACACAATCGAAAAGCGCTACAAAGATGCGATAACTTGGCTGAAGGATTTATCAGCTGGCCGCGCAGCGCTGGACCTTCCGACACCGCCAGGCAAGACATCTGCGCGCCCCGTGGTCACCACTGGCAGCCCGAAAATGTTTTCCCGCAAAAACATGCGTGATCTATAATGGCCGGTGTTGCACTCACATATGATGTGTCCCAGCTGGATGTCGCGGCATCTGTCTTGAATGGTATTTCAGGATTGATTGAACCTGCGATCATCACAAACACTGTGGCTGCGGTTATCGAGTCACAAACACGCCGCCGCATCCAGGATGAAAAGACAGCACCGGACGGAACGCCCTGGGCGCAATGGTCACCAGGCTATGCAGAAACCCGTCATTCCGGACAAAGCCTTCTGCAAGGTGAAGGCGATTTACTCGACACAATTTTCGGCGAACAGCGCGGTGATGATGCCGTGGTCGGTTCGCCATTAGTTTATGCCGCGATCCAGCAGCATGGCGGCGCAGAAGTCGGCAAGCCTGAACTTACTGCCCGCCCTTTTCTTGGCGTGTCTGATGACAACGCCCGCGAAATCGAAGACGTGGTCATCACATATTTGGAAGGGCTGCGGTTATGAGCGCCCTAGTTGATATGCAGGGCAAAGTCGTGGCGACCATCGCTGCGCTGATGCCTGACCTGAAGGAATGCAAGCCGCATCCTGGCCGTTTCACCCGTGAAGAACTGGACAAGTTCCGCGTGAAGTCACCGTCTGTTCATGTCGCAGTTCCGTCCATCCGCAACCCCAGTTCATCTGGCGGCGTGTTGCAATGCAGCGTGAAGACCGTGCTGGTTTTGACTGCGAAGAACACAGTCGATGCAGATGACAAGGCTTGGAACCGCGCAGATGCTGCGATGAATATGGTCGCCGCAATTATGCTGGCGCTGCCATCCGCTACCCTGGGCGCGGGCATCGGCGCTTGCGAAGATATTTCTGCCGACAATCTCTATGGCAGCAGCGATGACAAACAAGGCGTGGCGATGTGGGCAATCCACTGGAACAACACCGTCACGCTTTCGCCTAAAGTCGAAGAAGGTGTTCTGCCTTCAGAATTATATCTGGGCTTCGCGCCTGACATCGGGACCGGTCATGAAGAAGACTACACCCAGATAGCTGGGGGCGATAATGTCGGATGATTTAGAACTGCGCATGTCCGAACTGGAACGCCGCTTTGAAAACGTGATCCGTCACGGGACCATTGCTGAAGCTGACTATGAAATGGGCAAAGTGAAAATTGCGTTCAGTGATGAACTGACATCTGGCTGGTTGCCCTGGTTCACCGCGCGCGCTGCTGGCGGCGAAGTTACCTGGTCCGCGCCGGAAGTTGGCGAACGTGTCACCGTCTTTGCGCCGAATGGCGACATTCATCAGGGGCGCGTGATGCCTGCAATTTACAGTGACCAGTCACCTGCGCCATCTGTGAACCCTGATGTCAGCACAACGGCGCATAAAGACGGTGGACATTTTACCTATGACCGTGAAAGCCACACCTATGTTTTGCAGCCGCACACAGATGGTTCCATCCGTCTGCTGGTCGGCACGACAGAAATTCAAATCGATAAAGCGACCATTCTGGTGAAAGCCGATGATGCTGTCGATGTTGTTGCCGCGACAGTAACCGTCACAGCTGATGCTGTGAACCTAGGCGGGGCGGGCGGAAAACCCGTCGCGCGTGTCGGCGACCAAGTAAATCCTAACACACATAAAATTGAAGGAGGCAGCAATGTCACAAAATCAATCTGAAAAATCCCAAGCTGTGAAGACACCTGTTGTTCGTGTCGGCGATGCGCTGGTCCGCAAAGGCGAAACCATCACGGGCAATCCCGCCCGCACGAAATATCTGGGCGGACATCTGGGTAAAGCCAAGCGCGCCGCCGCGCCACAGCCCGTCACGGAAAAGTCAAAAGCTAAGGACACGAAAGACTAAGCATGGCTGGAATGAGTCGACATAACGGTTTGCCGGTTGGGTCCATGACCCATCTAAAGCAAAGCATTCAGGACATCCTGACCACACCGCTGGGAACGCGCGTGGGCCGCCGTGAATATGGCAGCCGACTGCCGGACCTGGTCGACTTGCCTATGTCGCCAGAACTGAAAGTTGATATTGCCAGTGCTTCCGCTGAAGCCCTCGACCGCTGGGAACCGCGCTTCACCTTATCGCGGGTTTATGTCGCTGCCGCAAATGTGGCCGGAAAAATCCAGCTGGGAATTGAAGGCAGTTATCTAGGCCAGCCGGTGACAGTCGAAGGGGAGCTAGGGTGAGTGAGTTTACGAAAATAAACCTAGCGAAATTGCCCGCCGCTATAGTCATTCAGGAAGTTGACTTTGAAGTCGTGTTGGCTGACCTTAAGGCTGACTTTATCGACCGTTATGATGAAGCTGCGGATGTGATTGACCTAGAAAGCGCGCCTGTCGTTAAGCTGCTGGAAACGGCAGCTTACCGCGAAACAATTTTACTGAACCGCATCAATCAGGCCGCTAAAGCCGTGATGCTGGCGACCGCAGAAGATGAAGACCTGGACAACCTGGCCGCCATCGTGCCGATGTCCAGGCTGGAAGGTGAAGGAAATGATGCCTTCCGTGCGCGCATCCAGCTTGCGCCGGAAGCCTTTTCGACAGCTGGCCCTAGCGGCGGTTATGTCTTCCACACAAAAAGCGTTAGCGCAGACATCACTGATGTCTATGTGGATGAACCGGCCCCTGGTTCTGTCGATGTCTACATTTTGTCTTCAGCTGCGGCTGTTCCAGCAGCGCTTCTGACCGCAGTTAATGCAGCCTTAAGTGACGATGAAATCCGCCCACTGACTGACCGCGTGACTGTGAAGCCTTTTGTGGCTGTCGAATATGAAATCAATGCCCAGCTGGTTATGGCTGAAGGTCCAGACAGCGCGACTGTCCTGGCTGCTTCGCAAGCATCGCTTCACGCCTATCAGGAAGACCGCCGCAAATTTAACCGTGATGTTACGCTTGCTGGTCTGTTGTCAGCGCTTGTCGTTGAAGGCGTCGAAAATGTGAACTTAGTCAGCCCTGATGCTGATGTTGAGGTCGGTTCTAATGAAGTTGCTCTGGCGACAGCTG